TACCTCAGCAAACATAGGTGTTGCTAGAAAATTTGGTATAGGATCTTTTGAAAGAACTTTATTAGCTGTTCCATTAACTTCTCAATGGACAAGAATTGAAGTTACTCACACATATGCAAATAACCAATCGGGTTCAAGATTTGATATAACTGCAAGTTCAGGTTCGATTGAAGTTTTTGGTGCTCAACTTGAGTATAACGTTCCTCAAGCATCTAATTATTATGTTTTAACAACCACAGACGCTCCAAGAACAGTAGACTTAGATACTTTAATTTCTGGTTGGGGTCGAGGTACCTGGGGCGAAGGCACTTGGAACGAAGCTCTTCCAGTAACAGTTAGCGGTATAACAGCATCCACAAATATAGGTTCTGTTACTGTTGCAATAGGTCCACAAATTGATGTAACAGGATTATCATTAACAACCACTTTAAATTCTATAATAACTTTTGCAGATGCAAACGTTAATGTTACAGGAATTCAATTAAATGCAATAACTGGAAACGAAGATGCATTTACAGACGTATCTTTTGTTGCAACTAGTTTATCTTTACAAACATCCTTAGGCACAGTTGAAGCATTAAGATTACAAGGTGTTACTGCTCAAACAAATGTAGGAACGGTAGATATTCAAGCTAGTGGTAATATATTTGTTACTGCTGCAGAAAATGGTTTACAAACAGCAATTGGTCAAGCAATTGAAATTATTACGGTTGATGTTTTTGTAGATGGAGTTAGTGCTCAAATAAATATAGGAGAAGAAACTACACAAGCTAATGCTGATGTTACAGCAACAGCATTAACTTTATCAACAACTATAGAAGGAGTTACTATAGATTTAAATACTCCAGTTAATGTTACAGGGGAACAATTAAATACATTTATTGGAGAAGAAGTACCTGCTGGAAACGCAGATGTACCTGTTACAGGGCAGTCTTTAACAACAGCAATTGGTAACGTAGATGCGGTATTTAAAGTACAGGTTACAGGAGTTTCTGCAACAACAAACATAGGTTCTGTTATCACACAAGCTAATGCAAATGTTTCTGTGACTGGAATTTCTATGCCTACGGGTCTAGGAAACGTACGAATTACTGCTTGGGCAGAAGTTGACACAGGAACACCAGTAACATGGTCTGAGGTTGACCTAGCAGCATAGTAGAGTTAAAATTACATTAGGAGTTAAAAATTTATGACATCGAGTTATTCAACAGATCTTAAACTAGAATTAATGGTAACTGGCGAAAACGCTGGTACGTGGGGTGATAATACAAATAACAACTTAAATCTTATTCAACAAGCAATCGCAGGTTTCGAATCTGTAGCACTTACAGATGGTGGAACTGTTGCTCTTGCAATGACAGATAAAACTATCTCAAATGCAAGAAACATGGTTTTAAAATTTACTGGAACTTTAACTTCAGCTTCAACTGTAACTATTCCAGATTCAATTGAAAAATTTTATATTTTTGATTTAACAGCAGTAACTGGTGTTACTAATTTAACGATTAAAACAGTTTCAGGAACTGGTTTCACAGCAGGAGAGGCAGCAATCGTAGCAGCTTATTCTGATGGAACTAATTTAAATGAAATTGCTTTAAACACTTTAGGTGGAACAATTGCAACAGCTCAAATTGATGATAATGCAATAACAACTGCGAAAATTTCAGATAATCAAATCACAACAGCAAAAATTTCAGACAATCAAGTTACTTCAGCTAAAATTTCAGACAATCAAATTGTTACTGCAAAAATTTCTGACTTACAGGTTACTACAGCTAAAATTGCAGATGACTCTGTAACTCCAGATAAACTATCTGATACTGCCGTAACTCCAGGAAGCTATACAACAGCAGATATTACAGTTGACCAACAAGGAAGAATTACAGCAGCAGCTTCTGGTCAAGCTGGCGGCGGAGCTTTTGAACCTTTCATTCTAAAAACTGGCCCAGCTTCAGGAACATTTACTGCTCAAGCAGGAACTAATTACATTGGTGTCTTTGCCATGGGTGCTGGAGGCGGAGGTGGCGGAGGCCATGCTCATAACCCAGGTGCCCGTGGAGGAACTGGTGGTGCTGGTGGTTTCGGTTATTGGGGTGTTCCAATTTCACAACCTTATTCTGTACCTTACTCAGTTGGTGCAGGCGGAAATGGTGGAGCACCTAATTCTGGAAGAGGGAATGCTGGAGGATCTACAGGTATTTCTGGAGCAACCGCAACTGGTGGAAATGGTGGAGTAGGGGTTCCACTAAGTGGTAATGGAGCGAATGGAAATGCAGGTGCTGCTCCAGGTGCTACTGTAGATTATAGTAATACTAGAGGTGTAATTTTTGATGGTCCATTTGGAAATGGAGGAGCAGGAGCATCATCTCCTGCTAGAGGCAGTGTTGGTAATAAGGGTGGTTTAATAATTTGGGAAAATACAGGTAGTTAGTAAATGGCAGCGTATATTATTACAACTAATGGAAAAAATTTTTACAAACTGGCTGGTTCGGATGCAGTAAAAAATTTTCACGATGATAACGATAATACAGATTCATTTTCAATTTCAGATGCAGATTATAATGAATTAAAAAACGCAGAAAAAGAAGTATTGAGCATAGCGTCTGATAACACAGTGACTTATATTACTAGATTAGGTGAAACAGATACCCCATCTACAATGACTCAAGATGCTGCACAATCTTACATTGATCTTGTAAAAGAATCTTTAAAAATTGCTATGGATAATCGAAGTGATCATCCACTGCTCACTGAAATAACTAACTATTACAATTATTTAGATACAATTGATCTTTCTACAATCTCATGGCCAATTACTGGAACTTGGGAAAAATACTGCGCTGATAATTCTATTTCATTTGTAAATCCATCAGAAGTATAATATAAACTCATTTAATGAGTAAAAAAATTGAATTTTTAGCACACCCAGATTATGTGCAATTAAAAGAAGATTATCCCGAACCTATTAAAATTAATGTTCCAGAATGGTTTAAAAAATTAAATCATGAACTTGGTAATTTTACTATAAAAGGATGTATTCCATTTTTAGAAACTTTGACTACAGGATACCTTTTGAAATTTCCACAAGATATGTTTTTAAATCATAATGCTACTAATCCTGAAACAAAAATAAAAGATACTTTTCATCGTTGGGGATTGAAAGAAGAAAGTGATTATTTGAGAGCAAATGGAATCAATCTTAACTCTGGACCAGATCTTCATACTATAGATCAATTAGGTGGTAAAGAGGGAGGATGTCCTTTTGTTGAACAAAATAAAAAGTTACCTTTTTATAAAGTTCTTAACCCATGGTATATAAAAACTCCTCCAGGTTATTCATGTTTGTTTGTACCTCCCTTAAATAATCCTGATGATAGATTTTTTCCATTGGCAGGAATTGTACAAACAGATACTTTTACTCATGAAATTAATTTTCCTATAGTAATCAATGGAGATAAGTATCCTGAATTAAAAACTGTAATTAAAAAAGGAACTCCTTTAGTACAAGTTATTCCTTTCAAAAGAGAAGATTGGAAAATGGAAGTTAAAACATGGTCTTCTCAAGAAAGAAGAGGAAAATTTCATTTATATTTGAGAAATTTTTTTAGAACATATAGAGATCGTCACTGGAGCAAAACTTCATGGAAATAAAAAATTACATTAAAACATATAACAATTTTTTTAAATTAGAAGTATTGTCTACTTTTATCAAATATTTAAATTCATCACATTTTCAGGCTGCAAAAATAGTTGGAGATGCTGAGGGTAATGAAGTCCAAGAAGATTCTATAAGAAAAACTAAGGTTTATAATTTTTTACCTTACAGTGATTCTTTAACAAACATTCATTGGTATAATTTTTTACATTTAGGTTTTTCAAATTATATACAAAGATATAAATATGATTTACAAATATATGATATGCCAATTGCTGGTATTACTGATATTTCTGCATTAAAGTATGAAAATTCTGGTTTTTATAATTATCATGTTGATCACGTGTATACGATACCAAGAACTTTAAGTTGTATTTTATTACTTAATAATGATTATGAAGGAGGAGAGTTATGTTTTACAGACCCTTCTAGAAAAGAAGAGCATATAATAAAAGTAGAAGCTAATAAACTAATTATTTGGCCAAGTAATTTTTTATTTCCACATAAAGTAAACCCAGTAACGAAAGGAATAAGATATTCGGTAATAGCATGGGCATATTAAAAAAAGATTTTAAATATAAAGTAATTAATAATTTTTTATCTGAAGATGAAATTAATTTGACAAGACAATATTGTATTTTAAAACACACAAATAACAGAACTAATTTTGATTTGACTCAGAGTCAGACAGGCGATACTTATTTTTATGGTGATCCTTTAATAGAGTCATTAATGGTTAAAAAATTAAATTTAATGGAAAAAGAAAGTGGTCTAGAATTATTGCCTACTTATTCTTTTTGGAGGATGTACACAAAATTTGCAGATTTAAAAAAACATAAAGATCGTCCAGCCTGTGAATGTTCCGTTACTGTTATGATCGGATCAGATGGTACAAGTTGGCCGATATTTATCGGTGAGGAAAAATTTGATCTAAAGCCTGGCCAAGCAGCAATGTATTGGGGAACAGAAGTAACTCATTGGAGAGAAGAGTTTCAAGGTGATTGGCATGCACAATGTTTTATTCATTATGTTGATAAAAACGGCCCTTATGCGGATCAACACAAAGATGGACGACCAATTTTAGGAGGAGAAAAAAAATGAAAATAATACAAGAAACAAATAGTGGTGAAGCAGAAATAGTTTTTTCAGATATAGAAATTGAAATTATTTCTAAAAATAAAAAACTTATTTTAACCGAAGAAGCTGTAAGGCATTTTGGAAATCATTTAGTAAAAATAGTTTCTGATTTACAGTTTGGATTATCTGAAAAAGTAAAACAAATTGATACACAACCCACTACAGAAATACTTACAAAATGAAAATTGCCGTCGTTGGTGTCGGTACAGTAGGTGTTCTTAGCGTTTGTCATTGGCTACGTTATACTAAAGACACTCAAGTTTATTCTATACATAATAAAAATATAAAAATATTAGGTATTGGTGAAACCACTAATGTTCATTTCACAGATGATATTTATCATGCTTCAGGTTTTCATATGGCTGAACATGCTAATGAATTAGACGCAACTTTTAAAACAGCAGTTAAATGGGTAAATTGGAGAGATCAAGATTTTTTTACTCATATTGTTCCTCCAGCATATGGAATTCATTTTAACAATTGGAAAATACATAATGTTATTTTTGATAAGATTAAAAAGAAGAGTCCAGATAGGTTTTTTGAAATTGAAGGTAATGTAGATCATATTACTAACGGTAAAGATAAAGCTACAGTTATTGTAGATGGAGAAAAACATGATTTTGATATTGTAATAGATTGTATGGGTTATCCTAAATCCTACGAAAATTATAATGAAATAGATGTTATACCTGTTAACTCCGCTCTTGTTAATTTAATACATGAACCAGGAGATTGGGGAGCATATACTTTTCACCAAGCTACTCCTCATGGGTGGATGTTTGGTATACCGTTACAGACTAGACAAGGTTGGGGTTATTTATATAATAATAAAATAACTCCCAAAGAAGAAGCTGTAGATTATCTTAAATCTATTATGAAAGATAAATTCAACCCTGATTTAAAAGAGTTCAAATTTAAAAATTATTATGCCAATCAATTCATTGATGGACGAATATTAAAGAACGGAAACAAAGCATTATTCTTTGAACCCTTAGAAGCAATTGCAGGAGTGTTTTGGAATCACTGTAATCGAGCTATGTGGGATGTAGTGTTCAACGGACAAACTGAACAAGAGGTTAATGATAGATTAAAGTTAAGAGCGAAAAGCTACATTAATTTTATTGCCTTTATTTATAAAAATGGATCTAAATTTAACTCTTCTTTTTGGGAAATAACTAAAAAGAAATGTAAGCAGCATTTAAATAATAGTGATTTATGGCGAAGGGAAAAAGAATGTATATTTAATTATAAACCAGGAGAAGAGGTTAGGGATCCTGATTTTATTACCTTTCCATTTGAACTGGACGTTTGGCAAGATTTTGTTCATAAGTTTAATTAGACTTAAAAGTCTAGTATAATACCCGTATGCCATTGAATTTGATAAATATACGACCTGGCTTCAATAAGCAAATAACCGATACAGCAGCTGAACAACAGTATGTTGACGGAGATTTTGTACGTTTTAGATCAGGATTACCTGAAAAAGTAGGTGGATGGACTAAACTTACAAGTCAAACTATACCTGGTGTTGCAAGAGCTCAACATCAATGGACAGATTTAGATGGAAGAATTTACGCAGTATTAGGAACCATTAGAGGTTTATATCTTTATTATGAAAATTCTTGGTATGATATATCACCTTTAGAAACAGCACAGACAGGCGCAACATTTGACACGACCAACGGATCAGCGATCGTAACAGTAAATCTTAATGGGCACGTTTTACAAGAAGGAGATTATTTTACTTTTACTTCAGTAACTCCACCAACAGGGGCAGGATACACTGCAGGAAATTTTGAAGATCAAACCTTTGAAGTAACTCAAAGAATTGACGCAAATACTTTTACAGTAACGATGGCTGCAAATGCTACGGCTGATAATACAGCAGACGGTGCGGCTACAATTAATCGATATGTTAAAGTAGGCCCTGTAGGACAAACTGCTGGATATGGATGGGGAACAGATAATTACGGTGGATTAAGTTCATTAGAAACCACTTTAAATGGCGCCATAGATGCTGTTGTAACGACAATAACTTTAACAGATACTTTAGGTTTTCCTACTAGTGGAACAGTAAAAATAAATAATGAAACCATAACTTATACTGGTATTTCAGGAAATGATTTAACAGGGTGTACTAGAGGTGCCGATGGCTCTTCTGCAGCTTCGCATGCAGATGGTGTAGGTGTTGTAGCTTTAACAGGTTGGGGTGATCCAGCTTTGGCTGCAGCTACGGATATTGAGCCTGGTAACTGGTCGCTTGATAATTTTGGGGAGATTCTTGTTGCGACAATATTTAATGGAAGAACATTTACTTGGAATCCAATTCATGCAGCAGCAAACGCTTTAGAAACAAGAGCAACGATTATGTCTGGTGCTCCAACTAGATCTATTATGACTATAGTTTCTGATCAAGATAGACATCTATTTCACCTTGGAACAGAAACAACTGTAGGTGCTACAGCTACGCAAGACAAAATGTTCATACGTTTTTCTGATCAAGAAGATTTTAGCACTTATCAACCGACATCGGTTAATACAGCAGGAACATTTAGGTTAGATGATGGAACAGAAATCAGAGCTGCTGTGAAAGGTAAAGATTATATTTTAGTAACTACAGATACTGCAGCTTATACATTACAATTTGTAGGAGCTCCGTTTACTTTTAGTTTAAGAAAAGTAGGATCCAATTGTGGATGTATTGGTCCTCACGCAATGTCTTTTAAAGATGGAATTGTTTATTGGATGGATGACTCTGGCGGATTTAATTATTTTGACGGCACGGTAAAAACATTAAATTGCACGGTTGAAGATTTTGTCTTTACTCAAAACAATCCTGGAGATCTTGGTATTAATTACGGCGCAGGAAAATTAGTATATGCAGGTAACAACTGTTTATACGGTGAAACGACTTGGTACTACCCTTCTGCAGGATCAGACGTTATTGATAGAGCCGTAACATGGAATAGAGAAGAAAATTGTTGGTACACGTCGTCCTTAGCACGAACAACGGCTAACGATGCACATCTATATGACAAGCCATATAAAACTTTTTACAACGCATCAGGTACACCTACATTTCCTACAATTCAGGGTGTTACTGATTACAGTGGTTCTGCAACTTATTATGCTCATGAAGTTGGAACAGATCAAGTTGAAGATGGAACTACAACTACGATACAAGCGTTTGTGGAGTCTGGAGACTTTATGTTACATCAAGATGGCGACGGTGAATTATTTACTAAGATAAGAAGATTTATTCCTGATTTTAAAAGACTTGTTGGTGGAGCAAGAATTACCATTAATCTAAAAAACTATCCAACTGATACAGCATCTTCATCTTTATTAGGTCCATTTGACATTACCAGTTCTACTGATAAAGTAGATACTAGAGCTAGAGGACGAGCTGCGAGTTTAAAAATAGAAAACACATCTTCAGGCCAGACTTGGAGATATGGTACATTCAGGGCGGATGTACAACCTGATGGTAGAAGATAATGGCAAAAATCACAATTTACATACCTGAACCGACTGCTGAATACACAGTAGATAATCAACAACAAGTTTTACAGTCTCTTGAGACTTTAAAAAATCAACTTAACTATACGTTCCAACAAGACTTGAAAAATGAACAGGATACGTTTAATTTCTTTTTATCATGACCATACAATATAAAAACGCAGGTTACGAATTAGACACGACAAATCTAACAACTGTATTAACTATCGATGCATCTTCAAGAGCTATTTGCAAAGGATATACGATTGCAAATGAACACAATAATAATGTGGACATGCATATTTATTTTCATGACAGTAGTGAAACAACAAGTTATGTTATCTATCATAAAGAAATTGGTTCAGACACAACAGAGTATCCACTTAATGGTGAACCTTTGAATTTAGAAGAAGGTGATAGTTTAGTCATGCAAGCAGATAACGCTGGGACAACACATGGTGTCATATCATATGCACTCATAAACAGATCGCAAGAAAATGGCTAAGAAAAAAGGACAGTTTGGTGTTAATAATTTTGTAAAAAAGAAACAAAGAAAAAGACCAGGAAGGGTTGCTAAAAGTCCAAATAAGTCTTATACAAAGAAAAAAAGACGTGGACAAGGCAAACCTTCGTGAACGACATATTTTATTATATAAGAAAATACAGAACTATACCGCAAGAAGTTTGCGATGAATCAATTAATTTTTTAAAAAATCAAAAATGGGATCCTCATGGTTGGTACGATCATGAAACAAAACAAACTTTAAATAAACCTGAAGATTTACAGGTTTTATTTGGTAGCGAGCTCATACCTAAAATAGATCCTCATGTTAATTTAGCTGTTCAGTTATATCATCAAGAATTTGGAGAATTAATTTATCAAAGAAGTCCTATCAGGTTTAATAAATACGAAGTGGGTCAAAAAATGGATAATCATTATGATCATATTAGAGATGTATTTGATGGCGAAAGAAAAGGTATACCTGTGTTAACAACTTTAGGAATTTTAAATGAAGATTATGAAGGGGGAGAACTTATTATTGCAGATAAACATATTAGAACGAGAAGTGGAGACGTGCTTGTTTGGCCAAGTTGTTTTTTATATCCACATGAAATTAAAAAGGTCACAAAAGGGACACGATATTCTTTTGTGAGTTGGGGATATTAATGGAAATTTACGGAGTTTTTTCACATCCAATCGTCGTTTTAGATTTACCTAATTTAGAGGATTCTATTCACGATTATTTTAAAAAAGAAGAGTATAACAAAGTTAATAATGTTTCTAATACAATGTCTGAAAATGATCGTGTTTTAGAAAATGAAATATGCCAACCACTTAAAGAAAGGTTACTTCAATCTATTTTTGAATTTAAACAAAAAATACTTTCCTCAGATTGTGATTTATATATTACGCAATCCTGGTTAAATTTTACAGAAAAAGGAGGAGCACATCATAAACACTATCATCCAAATTCTATAATATCAGGGGTATTTTATTACGATGTTTCTTCTGAAGATAATATTTCATTTTCTAATCCTTTCAAATTTCAATACGATTTTAACCCGAAACAATATAATGTATTTAACTCACCTGAGTGGACAATACCTACAAAAAAGAATACTGTGGTATTATTTATGTCTTATATGAGTCATTTTGTGAAAGAGAAACAAGAAGGAGATATTAGAAAAACACTGGCATTTAACACTTTCTTTAAACCACCATTTGGTTTAAAAGACAACAGAACTTTGATACAATAGGAGAAATTATGAGTGATCCAATAAGAATACCAGCACAGGTAAAAGAAATTGTTAAAAATAAAAGGACTGGGCAAGTCTATTCAGACAAAGCTGAGTTCGATGCAGACGTAGCAAATTCAGCTACAGACACAACTGCAGATGATTTTAGACAAGATTTAGAAATTACTGTTGCTTCAATGACAACAAAGAGTGACGCTAATTAATCTTTTATGAAACCCATTGGCGGTACGGAGTTACAGTACAATCTATTATATAAATACGTAGATAACAAACTTTTAGATAATTTCCAAATTACAACTTCAGTTCCTGAAAAAGAACCTTTATCAAAAGATAAAATAAATATTCTTTGGGAACAAAATTCATACGACCAACCTAATATTGTTCCGTGGATGAAAGATAAAGATAACCATTCTAAATATGATTGGTATGTATTTAATAGTCACTGGTGCGCAGAAAAATATCGTATGGCATTTGGTGTTCCACCACATAAATGC